ATAATTTTGTGCTCGAGGCTTTAGCTTGCCTCTTGATAGTAACCGGTTTTCGTAATGATAGAAAACGCGACCAAAAGTGATTTGGTGGAGGGAGTTATCGCCCCGTCCATCCTGGTCACCTCTAAGGGCAATTTCAAGAGAGATTACTTACTGAATTTAAGTAAAATTCCGAAGAATTGCAATGTCGATCCTGACGCACTTGCTGCGGAATGGAACGTCTCATTAGAGGTGACACAAAAAGTTATAGTGGCTGTGAGAGAAGTTATTCGTCTCTACGAAATTGTATATGGCTTACCAAGCCCACAGACCACGACTCAACTGACTAAGGAACAAAATTATTTCCAAGAGCACATATCTGAAAAACAAGAAAATGTTGCTCGGTTCCTTCACTTCCAAAGGGTGTGTAAAGTTAGTCGAGATTTTTACGAGACAATTATAATTATAATGAAATATGTCTCAGCGTTTGGTGAAAACAGTTGGGTGAAGCTCCTTAAATGGAAATACGCTTCGTTTTTCTCTTACTGGAATGATCAAGATATACCAAAGAAACCTTTCGAGGATTCTTACTCCAATTTAGCCTTTTTTAGGCCAGAGGTTTTATTACCTGGAATTTACCACCAGGCGTATACTGATACTACAGTTAAAAAATATAGAGAAAAAATGACTGGTTTTACTGATTCCGTTCTATTTCTAAAGAAAGCAATGCCCGCAGTTTGCGAGAGTATGTTGTCTGAGGCCGAATTTAATACGGCAGTACTTTTGACAACACCTTGCACTGACAAACCGAAGGTCTATGAGATCTTCACATCAACGGGTCCTGTCGTAATTGACAGAGAAACTTTAGAGTTTCAACTACGAAGATCCATCACGGAACTGTTTAATAAAGTTCCATTAAAAACTAGTGATGTTTTAAAGAAATTCGTACCTTCAGTGAGTAGTAATTATTTTAATACAAAATTCCATGGAGGGTGTTTGGGATCAATCCTTAATGATTATGGGTGTGGGCCAGCAAATATGCCTGGACCTGTTCATAAGGATTGGTGTGAGTTAATTGGGGACGAGACCCATGAAAGCTTAGCTTTCCGATTTCCTATGGGACTGAGTGAAAACAGTTCTCTTATCGATTTCGGGACCCAACAAGTTGAATTCTTCGACCCCATCTCTCAGCACTATGGAAGTGTTGGAAGAGATGAAGATAGAGCGTTTGCAATCGAGAAATCTCGTGGTCATGAACATTTGACTACGGGTACAGTATTATGCGCTGATACACGCAGGTTTGATGAATCCTGGAAAGATTTTTACTTTGAGCTCTTTGAACGAGCCAAAGAAGAACAGGCACATGTTGAATGTGTTGCCTTAGCAGAACCGTTAAAGGTTCGTGTTATTTCCAAGGGTCCATATGTCCTATATGCAACTCTTAAACCAATACAAAAATGGTTATGGAAAACGTTGAGGAAGAATACTATATTCAAACTCATTGGTCAGATGGTTACACCTGAAATCATCAACTCAACGTTAGGAATTATTAAAGATGATATTGAAGTGGTTTCTGGCGATTACGCTGCTGCCACTGACAACTTGAAGTCCTGGGTTTCGGAAACCCTTTTGGACCAACTCATAGTTGAGCTTGAGTACTCCATGTCTGTTAATGACCTGACTCAGCTACCAGATAATTTCCTGGTTCATCTTAAGCAAATGATGCTTAAGGCTTTGACGAAGCACATCTTCACCATGCCCGAAAAACAGGGTTCTAAAAAGAAAGTTCAAAGACCACAATGTAATGGTCAACTCATGGGTTCTATAATTTCTTTTCCTTTTTTATGCATTGCAAATGCAGCTCTCTGTCGTTATTCGATGGAGTTAGCCAATGGCTGTCGTTATAGATTGACGGACAGACCATATCTCAACAGTGGAAAACACTGTCCTCTTTTAATTAATGGGGACGATTGTGTTTTTACTGGGGTCATTGGACGTATCCGACCTTATTGGGAGAACATAACTGCAATTGCCGGACTTGAATCCAGTGTAGGAAAAACTTATTTTTCACAATCTTTCTGTACGATCAACTCGCAAATTTTCGAGTTCTCCTATGAAACCAATATTTGGTTGCCACGAAAGGCTATTAATCTAGGATTGATCTTAGGCTTATCTAAGTCAGGGGAAGCAAATACGGAACCACATTTAATGGGGGCTCGTTGTAGAGACCTTAAACGTACTTGCCCAGATTCCCTCTGGAAGAAAGTTAAAAAGATGTTTATACATTATAATTTTAAACAACTGACCAAATATAACCTCTCCTGGTTTTTACCAGAATGGTTGGGCGGTCTAGGCTTACCTATTGACAATCCAGATAAAGAATTGTCACGACAAGATTTGATTGTCGCTTCGATTATAAAGAAAAATATGAATCGAGATAAGAAGCTACGCCCTCGGGTGGTCAGTGAAGCGCCAGAATGGCAAATGCACAGATTAGTGATGCGAGATCTAGGAAAGAAGGCTCCAACTGAAGATGTTTACTTCAGGAGTTTTTTTACGGAGAATAAGACCTATTCATTGGAGAGAAATTTCTCTAAATTATACAATGAAGTTTCGGCTCAACTCATTTTTAAGTATGATTTTTATCAACTTTGGGAGATGACCGATAAGGCCGCATCAAAGGCAATGTACCACAATTGTAAGGTGCATTCCCATGCAACGAGATTAATAGGCACTATGCCAGTTGATTTAATTGACGTCTCGGAGCTTGTGCATGAAACAAAAAAAGTTTCTATGGCTTGTCTCATTAAGGACATCGATCAGATTACGTTTGAAGGTTATGAAAACCACGTATGTCCAGAATATGAACTGATCGGAACCGGAGGATATGACACTGAACAGCAGCTTGACTTGCTAGTGCGTCCAATGGACGGGGAAGGACCCCGTTAACAAAACCATTGTAG